CAGTAAATGGTGTAGAACCCGAAGATAAATCTACCTCAACAATTCAACTTAATTGTTATATGTTAGACCAAACTGAAATAGAAAATAATCCTGATTTGACCGGAGAATATAATGTTCCAAGAGCAATCTCAACATTTAATAAAAAGGTTGAACCATTGTTGATTGTTTTCAATAAAGAATTAAGAGAAAGTTTGTTAATTGCTAACCCTGAAGAAAGAGGATTCTTTACTAAAACTCAGTGTGAGTTAATTGGTGGGGTTCCAAATAAAGAGGGTGACCAAGACACAATTGAGGACTTGTTAACAATAACCGACTTAGAATTAAAGTTTTGGGATAGAGTTGGTGTTAGTTCTGAATACATTTATGAGTTAGCGGAACCTGGTTGGGAAGAACATATTAATTAAAACAGAAAAGGTGTCGTATTCGACACCTTTTTTTATTCTAATTTTAAACCATCTGAGGAAACTATATACCAATTATTTTCTAACGAATAAAATTCGACACACGCACCTAAATCGATAAATATTTCATCGTAATATTCGTCTATTTTACCAAAACTTGGTCGGATATAAACTTTAGTAAATGCTTTAACAATTATACGTTCGGTCGTATTTGAGTCTAATGTAAGATGACAAGCCTCAACATCTTTTATAACGATTAATATTTCACCATTTGTTCTATATTCTAAGTTATTAATTATTTTTTTCATTGGGGTTGTTTTAGGTATCTCTATTTTAGTTTCTTCTATTTCGATTAAAGTGTTTCCTAAAAATCGTTTTTCGTTAATTGTTTTTCTTGTTAATCTATCAGATATTTTATTCATAAATTATATTACATAAATTTGTCTTGGCATTGCTCTAAACTTAAGTTGTTTATTTAAATTTTCCGCAAGTAAAGCTTCTCGTTCCATCATTTTTTCAGGTCGTAATCTTTCTAATCTTAACTTTAATTCTTCCTCAAGTTTTGTTTTTTCATCCTTACCTTCTGTTGCCAAAGTTGCGTAGTCCATTGTTAATTCACTATCAGGTGTTTTAATATTACCACTAAATTTACCTCTAACTCTTGATAATGTTTCTTTACAATAAGCAGTAAACCATCTTCTCACAAATTGTTGTGCGGGATTATTTAAATCAATCCAAGACATTGAATCAATTGGAACGTCTGATGGAAGTTTAATGATATCCGGATTGTTTTTTAAACAATTGTCTCTATCTGCCGGACCAACATCATAATACCAATACCAAACTTTACCTCTAGCCATTTGTTGATTACCAAAATCAAATTTACCACCGGGTGTATTCATTAAGTGAAGAGCTTTTTTACCTTCAGGTAACGCTGTTATTGTGTAAGTTAAATCTCCCGCAATAATTCTTCTTTGAATATTAATTTCTTGCATTCTCAATAACATGTCAAATGCTGGCATCATAAAATATGACCCTGACGCACCCATTTGAGCAAAACCTCCGGGTCCACCAAAACCACCACCACCTAAACCACCAAAAGTCCAGGGGTCAAATAATAACCCATTTAATTCTGAAGGTGTAAACCATAATACTTCATTTATCTCTCGGTTTGCGGGAATTTCGTATATTTGTTGGTTTGGTACTAATTGAACAAAGTCTTTTTTCAAAACCCAATCACCACCGGCTTGTAATCCGACAATTTTAGAGTATGCGTAAGTGTATCTTGTTTCCCAATCTAAACTTTTGGTTACAAAAGCTCTTGATAATGATTCTGTGTCCAAATTTAAATTGTACAATGAAGTCCATTGAGACTCAATTAACCAATCTTGTATATATTGAGAATAATCACCAATAGATAATTCTAATAAACTATCCATTTGTTCATCATCTAATTCAACACTCCTTAATGGTGCTCCTAAAAGATGTTTAATTCTTGTATATAATTTAGTTCTTTCTGGTTCCGGTATAATAGCTGTTTGATATGTAGCCCCTGTTAATATTCCCATAACGTTTTTATTTTATAAATATCAACTTAATGTATAAATCAGGTCTTCTTTAGGGAAAATATACTGACCACCCATTATTTTTGAGTGTTTATTATCAAAGACCAATACTTCTTTATTATTTCTAGTAAAAATTAACCAATCGGTTGAATATCTTTTAACATTTGCGGTTCCTAAAATCATAACAGAATTATCAATTTCTTTTTCCCCCGTAAAAGGTTTAATTTGTGCGGTTTTTTTAACTCCATCAATAATAACTTCACAATCAATACCACCAATCATATCTTCTTTACTACCAAGTTTACCAATGGCGTTAACATTTTTTTCACCAAATTGTTTTTTCAATATTTGAATTGTTCTATCTTCACGAGCTTGACCCCAACTATCCGTTTGAGTTAAAACTTTCATAAGATTTTGAAATGTTGAGGATTTTTGTGAAAAAATTCTAGACTTATATTCATCTAAAACATTAACAAGTTTTTTAACTTCACTAATTTGTTCAAAAGGTTTTAAACCAATAATTTTTATTTCGGGTTCATTTTTTGATTTTAAGACTTGATTAACATCGTTTAATAAGATACAAAAACAACTATAGTTTGTGTTTAATTTATTTAAAACAGAACGACCATCTTTTTCTAAATCATATACTCCGGCAACTTCTCCTTCACTATACTCATTATTTCCATAATAGTTATCAGGGAAGACTTCTTTCATCATTCGATTAATACCGTCTTTAAAAATTGTTTTAACTTTAGGGTTAATGTTAAACACCATTCTAATTGATTCGTTCATTTCCCTACTACATCTTTCCGATTTACCTTCAGATATAATAGATTTAAGTTTTTCAATTTCTATTTTTTTCATTTCATTAATGGAGGGTTTTTGATTACTAAGGTTTTCCACCGATTTAATCTTTTCTATAATGAGTTTAATTTTATTTTTAATATTTTTCATGTAGGCTTGTTTATTATGATAAATATCTAAACAACCGGATTATCCCCGATTGTTTATCTTATTCATAAGTTCTCCGATAAAATCTCCTCTTTCAGAGATGTTGTCCCCCATCACGGTTCCAATATTTTGTTTCTTTTGATTTACCATATCGTAGATGATTCCTTCTATTGAGTTATCAAATATTGGGTAGTAAACTGACACCGAATTTTTCTGTCCATATCTGTATGCTCGGTCTTCCGCTTGTGCTAAATCACCCGGAACAAATGATAGGTCATTAATGATTACAGCTTCGGCTGCGGTTAGTGTGATTCCAACACCAGCGGCTTTTACGTTTCCAACAAATACTTTAATCTTTTCGTTGTCTTGGAATTGGTCAACCGCATATTGTCGTTGAGGTTTTGATGTTGAACCATCTAATCTCACCGCTTGTTTTCCAAAATGGTCGGCAATTCTGTTTAATGTCTCAGTAAAGTTGGTAAAGATGATAACTTTTTTATCTTGTTCCAAAATATTCTCAGCTAATTCTATGGTATCTTTAATTTTTTCTTCAGCAATCACTTGACGAACCTTCATTAATTTACTGAACTGAACTGTTAGAGATGTTGACTCATCGGGGTTTTTATTGTACCAATCATAGTATTCTCCCATCAACCCTTCATAAAGTTTTGACTTTAACCTTAGATAAACCGGTGTAATAATTTTCTCAGGTAAATCTAAAACTTCCGTTTTTAATCTACGTAAAACTTGTCTTGATGTTCTGTCTCTCAATTCTTCTAAGTTAGAAGCTCCGGTTACGTTCCATATCTTACGAGTTCCCGCTGTGAATTGATAACCTTGACAATATCTAATAGCGTAAGCCATCCAATTCTGAGCCACCGGACTTTCAATAAGTGCCAATAGATTGAAATAATTCATCGGTCGGTTAGTCATCGGTGTTCCGGTTAATAACCACACTCTTTCACAACTTTTAGAGAAACTATTAACAAGTTTGGTTCTTGCTGCTTGTCCATTACTAACATAATGTGCCTCATCCAAAATAATTAAATCAAAGTTTCCTTGTGAGATTAAAGATTCTGTTTTACTTTTTAAATCATAGAAGTTTTTAAGAATATCGTAATTAATAATCACAAAATCGTGTTCTATTGAGAAATTCTTACCTTCGGAGATGTAAACACTTCTATCGGTGTAGTTCTCAATTTCTCTTTGCCAGTTAATCTTCAGAGATGCCGGACAAACTATTAGTATTTTCTTCGCACCTGTCTCTAAAGCAGCAATAATGGTTGCGGTAGTCTTACCCAATCCCATATCATCGGCAAGGATAAACCTTTTAGACCCAGCAAGTTTTTCAATAGCTTCTTTTTGATGTTCTAACGGTGGTCTATTGGAGTATTTTGAATAATCCACAACAATATTCTTTATTGTGTGTGTTTTAATCAAAGCTCCTTTTGGTAACCAAAAATCGTGGATTGTCTCGGATTCTAACACTTTTCCCCAAACATGATAGGATTTTTCTTTCTCAACTAATAACTTTTCCACCCATATCTGTTCAGGGATTTTAATTAATAATTTTTCATCAGCAATTTTTTTAGCGAAGTAAGGGTCTAAATCAACCCATCTTTTTGCAACCTTAGGAGTTACTTCATTAAAATTCATAATGTAGTCAGATTGTGCCCGAGTTGGGAAGAATCTTTTATTAGTTTCCTTTTGGTGTTTTAATTTTAGGATATAGTTATTCGCCCCCTGATAAGTTTCAAGGATAGATATTGCTCGTTGTTCTATTGTTAAATTAGAATTTTCAGATGTATTGTTTTCCAAATTTAATCTTTTAATAGAAATATAATAAATTATTTAATATTTATCAATATATGAGAATGGAACAAGAAACATTAGAAAGATTAATAAATAAAATGATAAAGCACATTAAACCTAATGGTGTGTCTGAACTTATTTATGAATTAAGACCTACTGATGATACTGGTGACGAATATTATATGAGGGTAACATATGTTGTCCCTGATGATAGCGAATATTTACGAAGTTCAAATATGAGAAATTCAGATTTTAATAGAAAATCATGGAACACTGAGATTACTAAAACAATAAAAGATTATTTTGATGTTAGAGTTATAATCAATGATTCAAGTATTCAATCGGAATCATATTACGAAAGACAAAAAAAATATCAAGATGAGCAGACAATTAGTACCAATTACACGAATAGGTAAGTTCTTCGGAGCGGAGGATTACGACTTAGACATCTCTATGGGGGAGGAATGGTTATATGGTGATATGAACTTTACGTTAGTACTATATAAGATAGATAGATTAAAAACTAAAACAGATGATGTTTATGGTGAGGTTATGACTGATGGTATTAAATATTTACCACCAATTGAAATTAAAGCTTATGTTCAAATACTCCCACCTGAGACCAAATATTTAGGTAACTCTAAAATTACTCAATCAGAACCTGGTAATATGAAATTCTCAATTTATGCCGCACAACTTAATGATTTGGGTATTCAAATTAATTATGGTGACTATATTGGTTATTATGAAACTGAAACCAAAGTTAGATATTATGTGGTTAGCGATGATGGAAGAATTAATTCAGATAATAAACACACATATGCCGGTTACAAACCATTTTATAAATCATATGTAGCGACTCCGGTAACGGAGAATGAATTTAGAGGATTATAATGAAAGTAATTATTACAGAAAATAAATTAAATTCAATTATAACAAATTGGTTAAATAAAAATTATAGTGATTTAGAAAGATTTAATCGTACTGAATTTAGAGAAATTTATTTATCCAAAAATGGATTGTTTAAAATTATGTATAATTTGAGAGGGAAACAATTATATATTGTTAATGAATTATGGGATTTTATTAGTGAGGTGTTTAGTTTAGATTATGAAGAAACGGGAAAAATTTTATTGAATTGGTGTAATAATAAATTTGGGTTTAGAGCAAAAGCCTTTTATAGAGTAAATGAAATATGAAAGTAATAATAACAGAGAATAGAGTATTTGAAACAATCTATAAATATTTGGATAAAACCTTTAACCCAAATGAAATGGATTGGGTTTATGGTATAGATGAAGATGATGACGATTCTGATATGGACAAATATAATGAGAATTTTTTAATTTTCTTTAAAGGTGATTGGCAAGGTGAATATGATTCAGATGTCGTTTTTCATTATTTTGATGTTGATTTCTATGATGAAAATGATGTTGCACAAAAACCTTTTAGAGAAAAAGCACCTGTTTTAGAGGTTATGGGTGAATATGGAGAAAATTTAGATACTATGTTTGGTAACCATTGGGAAGAACCAATGAAAAGATGGTTTGAAGATAATTTTAAATTACCGGTTAAAACCGTGTCAACATATTACAATTATGAAAATTATAATTAACGAAAATCAATATAGAAGAATATTTGAAAATTTTTCAGATGAAGAAGAAAATGATTACATAGGTAAAAAAGTTATGATTTATTATAACTTACATAAACAGACATTCTCAATTATCTATAAAGGATTAGTTGTTAATCATTGTGACTATGTTAAATTATCTGACGTTGAATTTAGAGTTAGACCGGGAGGTAGAGAAAAGGTTATAAAAGAAAAAAGAAAGAATGTTCATTCATTTGTGATTGGAACATTAATGGATTATTGTAAGTTCCCTTGTGAAAATTTACCAAGTGAACCTAATAATAATATTGTAACCTATAACCCTTACAAATATAATTCTTATGTTATGAAAGACACCGAAGAACCAATATACCGTGCCGGTGAAGTAGAAATGATAAATTCAAGAAACAAAATATTTATAACAAAACAATAAAATGGGTTTACCAAACAAAATAAAGAAAACAATTCCCTTAACGTTTCCAAAAACTCTATATCCACGAAGAGAAGAGTTGTTGGAGAAAATTAATAAAGACGGAACTTATTTACCTAAGTCCATTTTACATGCCGATTTGGATGGGGGAATGTTAAACTTTGTTCAGAATGAATTACAGACTATTGTGGATGGTAATGTTATACCATCAATTGATATTTTAATAACGGCTCAAAATTGGTCTCAATTTACTGAAACTTGGAATTTTCAAGATTTGGATTCTAATGTCTCACCCCCATTTATTACGGTTGTTAGAAATCCCGAAGTTAAATTTGGTACTAACCCTGCATTACTATATAACATACCAAATAGAAAACAATATTTTTATGCTCAAGTACCAACGTGGGATGGTAATAGAAATGGTATGGATATTTATAAAATACCTCAACCGGTACCTGTTGATATTACATATAGTGTTAAAATAATTTGTAATAGAATGAGAGAATTAAACGAGTTTAATAAAAATATTCTTGAAATGTTTTCCTCTCGTCAAGCATATACAACTATCAAAGGTCATTATATTCCAATCATCATGAATAACATTACTGATGAGTCAGTTATGAATATTGATAAAAGAAAATATTATATTCAAAGTTATGATTTTACAATGTTAGGATTCTTAATTGATGAAAATGAATTTGAAGTTGCTCCGGCGGTTTCAAGAGTTTTAACTGTTATTGAATTTGAAAAAGAATCGTTCATGCGTGGAAGAAGAAAAAATATTGCCGATGAATCTACATCAACAAATATTTTATTCGTTGTTGGAAATAATATTATTTCACAAGTTTTTGATTATACTGTTGATTTAAATTTAGGTGAAACAACTAATATAGATTCGTTTGATGTGTACATTAATAATCAATATTATGGGTCAGATTTGTATCAAATACAAATCAATACCAATGATGTTTTAAAAATTATAGTAGTTAAATCTAATGATACTCAAGAGGGTTCAATTGTGTTAGAAAACCAATTAGTTTAATTCTCGCCGTATATATCCTTCTTTTCTTTACAATTCTCAACAATCATTCTTTCTAAAAAACGATACATTTTGATACCCCTCTTTTCGCAATAGGTCTTTAGGACGTTATGAACCTCAATTGATATCTTTAGGTTCTTTATCTTTTTTTCGTTGTCTGCCATGGTAGAATAAAGGCAGAATTTATTCTACCTAATTTATAAATACTTCTTATGAAGTAAAGTATTTTGGTTTTTTTTATAATATTTATCAATAAAAATAAATTTACAAATAAAAAAGACAAACTAATGGCATCAAATCAAAAAGTATTCGTATCTCCCGGAGTATATACTTCTGAAGTTGATTTAAGTTTCGTAGCACAAAGTGTGGGAGTTACCACGTTGGGTATTGTGGGTGAGACCTTAAAAGGTCCCGCTTTCGAGCCTATCTTTATACGAAATTTTGATGAATTCACAAATTTCTTCGGTGGAACTTCTCCAGAAAAATTTATAAATACACAAATTCCAAAGTACGAAGCGGCTTATATTGCTAAATCATACTTACAACAATCTAACCAATTATTCGTAACAAGAGTGTTAGGATTATCTGGTTACGACGCAGGACCATCTTGGTCTATCACCACAAAAGCGAATGTTAACCCGACAACGGTTGATTTCTTTTGTGAAAGTGCAACTACAGTTAATTGTGTTACTGAATGTATAGACTTTAAAACTATAAACTATTCTGTTGAATTTTCAGCGTGTACTAATAGTATTAACACTGTTAGTTTTACAAACACATCTAGTTTACCATCTGAAATATCTTCAATTTTGTATGAACCTTACGAACAATTTGATGGTTCAATGTCAACATTGTTTGATGATATGTCAAGTCAAATTTTTGATATCGTTTCAACACCGGCTAAAGAAGACACTTCAATTAATTATTATGGTGCAATACCAACTAGTGTTTATTCGGGTTTAAGTTCAGTATATACTGGTGAAACTAATGTTTACGGAGTGGATAATGTAAGTTCAAATTTATGTAATTATTCAGCACCTCAAAATGACCCTTGGTATTACTCATTATTTGATAATGTTGGTAATGCTTCTTATACAGGATTTTCATTTTGGTCTGTTGTTACAGGATTAACATTGACACCAATAATTACAACAACAACATCAACTTCAACGACGACATCAACAACAAACCCTTGTACAACAACAACATCAACATCAACTACGTCAACAACAACAGCAAAACCTGTTAATTGTTATACAGGTACATTGATTGGGGTGATTTATATTTATTCGGGTACGGCATATACAGATTATGATGACTTAGTTGTTGCAACACTTCGTTCAAGAGGATTGTCAACATATGGTTTGGAAAATGGACCTGTTTATGAAGTTTCGGGTTTAACGGATGTTAGTTTAGATTGTACCGGGACATATTCAGGTGTAACTAAGAACCCATTTTCAACTTTTGGTGTTAATATTACAAGTAAAGATGGTGACCAATATTTCTTTGAAACATCATTATCAAATTCAGATTCAAAATATATTAGTAAAGTGTTTGGTTCAACTAACTTCTCAAAACCAAGAACAGTAGTTCCATTATTTGTTGAAGAAAGATTCCAAGCTTTATTAACGAATGCTTGGAGAATGGGTTATATTAGAGGTTTAAATTGTGAATTAACAGCTTTACCTGATGCTCGTCAATCGATTGACCCAACATCAATAGCTTTTTACTTAGAAAAATTCCAATCACCGGTTTCTCCGTGGGTTGTTTCAGAATTAAGAGGTAATAAAGTTTATAACTTATTTAAATTTACAACTATTGCAGATGGTGATTCAGCAAATATTGATATTAAAATATCAATTGCAAATATGTCATTTAACAATGGTACTTTTGATGTATTAATTAGAGATTTCTTTGATACTGATTCATCACCTGTTGTTCTTGAAAAATACACTAATTGTAGTATGAACCCTCAAGATAATTCATTTGTTGGTAAAAAAATTGGTAGTTTAGATGGAGAATATCCTTTATTGTCAAGTTATGTTATGGTTGAAATTAACGAGGATGCACCAATAGATGCTCTTCCTTGTGGATTCTTAGGATACGATTATAGAGAATATGCTGGTGTAAGACCACCATTCCCATTAATTAAATCTAAATATTATTATCCTGGTGAAGTAGTTTATAATCCACCGTTTGGGTTAGCTTCAGGAGCGGATGATTCAACAACAAGTGCTGGTGATAATGTAAGAAGAACTTATTTAGGTATTTCAGATACTGAAGGTATTGATGTTGATTTCTTCCAATATAAAGGAACTCAACTTCCTTTAGATATTTGTAATGATACTGAAGGTAATCCTTGGAATTTTAGAACAAGAGGTTTCCACATGGACAAAAACGCAAGTGGTATTACAATTCCAAATATATTTGTAACAAGTGGTACTCCGGCATTCTTTTGTGGTGACGCACCATTTACATCAGACCCTGATAGTGAACTTAACCCTTATTATAGAATTTACGCACGTAAATTCACATTCTTAGTAAAAGGTGGTTTTGATGGTTGGGATATCTATAGAGAATTTAGAACAAATAAAGATGAGTTTATGTTAGGTAGAAAAGGTTATTTAAATGGTTCCTGTCCTACTATCAAATATCCTACGGCATCAGGTTGGGGAGCATTTAAACAAATTATTGTTGCTGGTAACACTCAAGATTGGGCAAACACCGATTATTACGCTTATTTATTAGGTCAACAAACATTTGCGAATCCTGAGGCGGTAAACATCAATGTGTTTGTAACACCGGGTATTGATTATGTTAATAACTCTAATTTAGTTGAGAGTGCTATTGATATGATTGAATATAGTAGAGCGGATTCGTTGTACGTATGTACAACTCCTGACTACAATATGTATGTTCCGTCAACAGGTAATCAATTAGATTTTATTTACCCACAAGAAGCTGTAGATAATTTGGCAAATTCAGGTATTGACTCTAACTATACCGCTACTTATTACCCTTGGGTGTTAATGAGAGATACTGTTAACAATACTCAGATTTACTTACCGGCAACTGCTGAGGTAACAAGAAACTTAGCGTTAACGGATAATATTGCATTTCCTTGGTTCGCTGCGGCGGGTTACACAAGAGGTATCGTAAACGCTGTTAAAGCGAGAGTTAAATTGACACAAGAGAATAGAGATACTTTATATCAAGGTCGTTTAAATCCAATCGCAACGTTCTCTGATGTTGGAACTGTAATTTGGGGTAATAAAACTCTTCAAGTTAGACAATCAGCTCTTGACAGAATCAACGTAAGAAGATTATTACTTCAAGCACGTAAATTAATATCGGCAGTTTCTGTTAGATTATTATTTGAACAAAACGATGCTAAAGTAAGACAAGATTTCTTAGATTCTGTTAACCCAATATTAGACTCTATTAGAAGAGATAGAGGTCTTTATGATTTCCGTGTAACTGTTTCGTCTGACGCAGCTGATTTAGACAGAAATCAAATGACTGGTAAGATTTATATCAAACCAACCAAATCGTTAGAATTTATAGACATTACGTTCTATATTACTCCAACCGGAGCTTCTTTCGAGAATATATAATTAATAAAATTATGACCCATTGTAATAGTGGGTCATAATTAAGCCTTATAACAAAAATATGTTAAAAAATAAAATAATTGAAGGAATTGACGAGGAAGGTGCTCCGGATGAGAAGTATTACGCTTTTGATTGGGACGATAATATAGTTTCAATGCCAACTAAAATAATCTTAAAAGATGAAGATGGTGATGAGGTTGGAATGTCAACTGAAGATTTCGCAACTTATAGAGAAATTATAGGTAAGGAACCATTTGAATTTGATAAACACACCATTGTTGGATTTTCAGAAGACCCTTTTAGATATTTCGGGGTTAAAGGTGATAAACAATTTATTGTTGATTCTATGTTAGCAAAACCGGGACCGGCTTGGGCTGATTTTGTTGAAGCAATTAATAATGGGTCAATTTTTTCTATAGTTACTGCGAGAGGGCACACACCATCAGTATTAAAAGAGGCTTGTTATAATTATATTGTATCAAACCGTAATGGAATTAATTCAACTGAGTTAGTTAAAAATTTAGAAAAATATAGAGATTTAGCTGATGAAGAAAATGTTTCTAAAAAGGAGATGATTAGAGAATATTTAGATTTATGTAAATTTTATCCTGTAAGTTATGGAGAAGGTTCCGCAACAAATCCGGAAGAAGGGAAAATTAAAGCTTTAAAAGAATTTGTTCAATATGTTAAAGCAATGTCTCAACATATTCAAAAAAAGGCGTTCTTAAAAAATAAAATAAATAATTATTTTGTTCCTAAAGTAGGTTTTTCAGATGACGACATAAAAAATGTGGATGTAGTAAAGAAACATTTTGAGCAAGACCCAGAAAATATTATTAAAACTTATTCAACAGCAGGAGGAATAAAAAAAGAATATTAAATACTTATAATAAAATAGAATTAAATAAAAAAAAACTAGTTAAAAAAAAACTAGTATTAAATAAACTAGACTGGATTATAATTATAATAAATTAAATTCTAAAAGTCAAGATAAATATTTTTTAAATAGAGATATTTATTAAATAAAGATAAATAAAATAAAATTAAAAACAATTTGAAATGGCTGATTTATTAATGAAAATGCCCATACCTTACGAACCTAAAAGACAAAATAGGTTTATTCTACGTTTTCCTTCAACATTAGGAATTAATGAATGGTTCGTAGAATCGGCAGCAAGACCACATATAACAATTAATCCTGTTGCGATTCCATTTTTAAACACTGAAACATATGTTGCAGGTCGTTTTACATGGGGTACAATTAACGTTAAATTTCGTGACCCAATTGGTCCGTCAGCGTCACAAGCTCTTATGGAGTGGGTACGTTTATGTGCTGAATCAGTTACCGGACGTATGGGATATGCTGCGGGATATAAAAAGAATATTGACCTTGAAATGTTGGACCCAACAGGTGTTGTTGTGGAAAAATGGATATTAGAAGGGACTTTCTTATCTGATGTTAATTTTGACGCTTTAGGGTATAGTCAAGATGCTTTAGCAACTATTTCTACAACATTACGTATGGATAGATGTATATTAGTTTACTAAAATAATATTTTATATTTAAATTTAAGAATCCACATATCAAAAATATGTGGATTTTTTATTAACTATTTATAAAAAAAAGTATACAATTATTATTTATAATAAAAACAAATTTATATGGATGAGAGTTTAATTAATGCAGGAACAGAAAATTTCACATTACCACATGATGTGGTATCATTACCTAGTGGTGGAATTTTTTATAAATCTAAAAGAAAATCGGTTAAAATCGGTTACTTAACAGCGTCTGATGAAAATTATTTAATTGGTGCGCTAGCGGGTAAAGAAAATGTGGTATTAACTTTATTACGTAATAAATTATATGAACATGATTTACGTCCTGAAGAACTACTTGATGGTGATGTTGAAGCTATTTTGATATTTTTAAGAAATACTTCGTTTGGCGCTGAATACACAGTTAATTTAACTGACCCACAAACTAACAAATTATTTACTCATACTGTTATATTGGATGAGTTAAATATTAAAAAAACCCAAAATCAACCGGATGAAAATGGATTTTTCT